TTCTAACTTGAGTATGTGTTCTTAATCCACCTAAACTAAACCACTTTTCATCATACTCAAACCAATCTTCATTATAAATTCCAGATTCAATTTCAATATTCCATCTATTTTTTAAATAAAGTATTAATTTTCTAGTAGACTCTAATTGAACATCTGTATATTTCTCCCAATATTTATAGCCTTTAAATGGTTTACTTAATTCAACTACATCTTCGTTATTTATCGGTTTATTTACATAGTTATAAAACTTACCATCTCTACCAAGTGTCAGTTGACCATAATTACATATCTCAATAGATACTGATTTAGAGTTCAATTCTTTACTATTCTCTGTTATTCCTAAGTGATAAGCCCAGTATCTATCATCAAAAGCTTTTAATACTTTACCATCCCATAAACTAATATCTGATGATGATGATTTTCTACCAATTACAAAATGAGCGGCTACTTTAAGTGGTTTGAAATTTCCATTTGAATCTAAAATAGGTTGATTATTTTTATCAACTTGATATCCTTTTTCCCAACCTGAAATAGTCCAATCTGGTCTTGATCCACCGGCTGTATGATGTAACCAAATTGTATTTTTATTAACTTCCTGTTTGATGAACTCCTCATCGGTTAAAAAGTTTTCATAAATAATTAGACCATCAGATCCTACATAAGAAATCTTTTGAGGAATATCTGATTTTCTATTACTTAATTTTGTAATTTCTACAACTTTGTCTTTTTCTTCACCAAACATTTCAATTTGACTCCAAGTTTGAAAACCTATAATTCCATCAACTCTAACTCCAACTTGTCTTTGAAAATTAGTTACTGCTATAAGTAAATTTTGCCCAAAATAACCATCGATTCTATCTGTAAAGAAACCAAATTCTTTCAATTTTGTTTGAGCATGTTTAATGTCTTCACCATACATCTTAAGCATTAGAACTCTTTTTAGTTTCATTTCATCATGTTATTTTTATATCTCTCAGCTTGTTTCTTTTCCATGTAAGCCTTAACATCTTCATGAGTTACATTACCTGGATTTTGAATAATTTTTTCTGCGAATCCTTGTTCTCTTTCAATTTTCTTGAGTTCATCATTTTTCTTTTTCTCATCATAGGCTTCATCTGCATTTTTCAATAAATGACCTAAATAAAAATCAACGCCTTTTTCAGTTACTGTTTGATAATCAAATGAATTAACAAACTCTTCAAAAGTCTCACCAACATAAACACCAAAGTTTAAATCATGTATCATATGGTCGATATAAAAACGAATATCCCCAACATTGCCCTGTGCATAAATTGTAGTTCTATAATTTTGATTATAAAATTTAGAAAACTTATCTCGATCATTAAAAACTCTCTGACCATTTCTTTCAATTGTTGCTACAACACCTAAGCTTTGTCTAAAATATTTACTCTTTTTAAACTCTTGTACAATTTTGAGACCACAAACTATATTTACACCCATAATAACTTATTTATTAAAAATTTAAATCTTCCTTAAACAAAAAACCCTATAGAATTTCTATAGGGTTCTACAAATTAATAAAAAACTTATTCAGTTTCTATCTCAAATTCCTCTTCTTCTCCAGATTTTTCATCAATATCAATTTTAAGGTCAATAAGATAGTCTTCATCTATTTTATTTATTTCTATTTTTAAATACTCTGGTTTATCACCATCAATTGGACTTGGTAACTGACCGATAACCTCAAATGTATCTAAATCATATTTTTTTAATTTGATATCACACATCATTGGTTTTTCTTCTGTTTTAGGAAGACCTTCTTTAATATCAATTGTGACTATTAAAGTATATAAATAATTATTGTCTGTGAATTTAACAGTCAAGTTATCATACAACTTTGAGTATTTAGAAACTTCTGAACTTTGTAAACTAACTCCTAAATCTTTGAAAGACATTTTATTTTTATTCTTTGAATCTAACTTAGCCTTTTGAATTGATTTTTCTCCAGATTTTTCTATATCATCAATATCACCTTCTTGATACTCAAATATTTTATCTATTTTTCTTTTTAGTTGAACTAAAGCAGTTTCAACATAGTTCTCAGGAGTATCATTCAATTCTTCTGTAATGAATTGATAAAATTTTCTAATTTTCATAAAGTATATATTAAATTTTCATTTTCATATTATTTTTATTAAAAAATTAATTCTATTTATTAGTTTGCCAGTAATTTTTACCAGGTCTATCTAAATTATTCTTTTTAATACACCAATCTATCATACGAGGAGTTAAATTTAATTCTTTAGCTATTTTTGGAACTGACATCTTCCAGATTAATGGTTTAATTAATTCTAGTAGTTCACTATCATCTTTAAAATAACCATCTTTTCTCTTCTCTTTATCTTTAAGAAAGACATTTTTGTAAAAATATTCTAAGTCGGATTTTAGATACTCTTGTCGTTTTTCTTCAAAATTTATAAAACAGTGCTTACCTATTAAGTATAGAGCGACCTTATCATACATCTGTGCTGCTTCTATCTCACTATTTGTGTATTTCATTTTTGAGATTAAACTATTATCAAACCTACACGTCCATGATTTTTTACTTTCTCTCCAGTAAACTCCTTTATATTTTGAAGATTTCTTGTTATCTGGTTTATAACTAGTTCCTATTCTAAATGTGGATAGGTGCTTTTTTAGTTCATCATCTACAAATTTATTATCACCACATCCTCGTATGTTATATCCATTTGGTCTATATGTATTATACTTTTGAGCATATTTAATTTCTAATTTATTTAGTTCATCTATATCTTTAACATTATCTTCTATTATTTCAAAATCAAAATTATCTATACCATATTTATTAACAGAGTTTTTAAGAATTGGATTATGTGTGTATTTTAACCAATCTCCTCCTTTATATCTCTTATTAAAACTTACAACAGATTGACCTATATAAGATTTACCATTTAATTTGTTAAAAATTCTATAAATTATCATAAACTATATATTATTTTTACTATATTTGTACTATGGGTAATATAGGATATTGTTGTATAAATATGTCAATAAATATTGATAAGAGTAAGAAAGATCATATAACTGTGAATAGAGGTATGGTGAAAAAAACCTTTGAGACAAAAGGTCTATCATATGTTTCAGAGTTGGCTATTCAGAATATTAACGATATGATGAAGATACTAGAATGGAATGTTAAAAACAATATCTTTGTTTATAGGATGTCAAGTGATATGTTTCCTTGTATAGGATTCTATAAATTAGAAGATTTACCAAACTTCAAACTTATATCTAATAAATTGAAGGCTATCGGTGATTATTCAAAATCTAAAAGAATGAGACTTTCTTTTCATCCAACACACTTCTGTATTCCAGCTAGTGAAAATCCAATTGTTGTTAAAAATGCTATTGATGAATTGGATAAACATGCTCAAATTATGGATATAATGGGGTTAGATCAATCTCACTACTATCCTATAAATATTCATGTAAACACAACTAAACCTACCAGAGAAGAAGCTGCTGAGAGATTTTGTCAACAATTTTATAACCTAAGTGAGTCTTGTCGTAGAAGATTAGTAGTTGAAAATGATGATGGTCCAAATCAATACTCAACTAAAATTTTATATGATTTGATTTATAAAAAAATAGGAATTCCTATAACTCATGATTTTCATCATCATAATTATGGACCTCAAGATATTTCACAAGAAGAGGCATTAAAACTTGCTTGTTCCACTTGGGGTGATATTCGACCAATGACTCATATGAGTTCACCAAAAACATTAGAAGATACATCAGGAAAACAAATAGCACACGCAGATTATATTTATGAAGAAATTAAAACGTTTGGTCTTGACTTTGATACAGAAATTGAAGCGAAAGCCAAAGACTTGGCAGTTATCAGATACAGACAACAATTTCAAGTTCTCAAAGGGTGATTGGGTTATTATCTCTGATGTAGACCAAAATAATGTGCTGTGGCGTAATGATGGTGTTAGAGTTCTTAATATGAGAAAGAAAGCTCTTCCAATGACTGCTAAAGTTATTAAATATGAATTGGGAATAAAAGAACCAATTTATATAGTTGAGTTATATGGTGGATTACTTAGATTCCCAGAGTCTGTTTTAAAATATCAAAATTCAGATGATGAAAGAGATTGGAAAATTAAACAATTATTGAGAGTGTCGACCTGATTTATCAACTAAGGTGAAAAAGCTACTTTTCTTTTCTTTCAACTCTTTTTCCATTTCTTCTGGATGAAGTAATCCTCTTCCATAAGTTTTGAATCTTTCTGAATATCTTGATTTAACTCTATCTGAAATTGGAATAGATGAGCCTTCTTCATCCAATTTAACAAACACCATTTTGGTCGAACAAACTAATTCTTGTTTACCAGTGTGAACATTATGTTTTCTTGCTTCAAGATTAATTGTTACTGATGTTGTGTCAAATTTATCAACAGAAGCATAGATTTTAATTAAGTTTCCTACTCTTACCGGACTATTAAAAACTACTTCTTCAATTTTCTTTGTGACCATTTTGGCTGAATCACATACTTGACAAGCATAAGCCGCTGCTGCTTCATCTAAGAAGGACATCATATTCCCTCCAAATAAATTCCCGTGAACTCCAAGATCAAGGGCCATACAAATTTTTGTTGTTACTAATTCCATTTTTATTTATTTTATTTATTTATAATATAAAAGTTGAAATCTAAAGTTACTGGTAGCCAACTAACTTCGACATCAATTTTTCCTAAAGGTTTAAATTTATTTTCTTCAATTGAAATAACTATTGTTCCAGGTTTTAATTTAGAAAATATTGAGTGTATTAAATCTTGTGGTAAAAGAGCATCATTCATAAATACAACTGTAGCATCTGAAATATCACAATTCAAAACATCATCATTTATAAATTCAACATTTTCTAAATCTCCTATTTGATTTAAAATACCTAAACAATACTTATATCTCAATTCACTTAATTCTATTCCTACAATTTTTTTAAAGTTTGAAATAAGAGAAAGGTGCATAACCATCTTACCGTGACCGGATCCTATATCATAAAAAACAACATCTTCTGGAAAATCCACATTTGATTTTATCCATTTGTAGATATTTTCAGTTCCTGTTTTTGTTATTTCTCCGTATGCTAATTTCTCAGAACCATCGTAGTTTTTAAGATTATTTTTATACTCTTCTAAATTTCCGTTTAGTAAACTATCTGCAGTGGTTTGGTTTTCCAGTTCCCATTGTTCTTCTCTCGATAAACTATACCACTCACCTAAATACTGAGAAATTGATTTAAGAGTGAATAGTTTATTTTGATAAATTGTATTTATCGAATCAAAATTTGTTATAGTTTTTAAAAAGTCTTCCATTAGTATTTAACTATTTCTAATCCAGCATTTTCAAGGAATTCTAAACCAGATAAATCTTTATAATCTTCCATATAAACTAATTTTGAGATTCCTGACTGTAATATTAATTTAGAACAATCTTTACAAGGTGAGTGTGTTAAATAAAGTGTAGAACCATGACATGATTGACCGTGTTTAGCACATTTTAAAATAGCATTTGCTTCTCCGTGAATTACAAACCAATGGGTTTCATTTTCTTCGGTTTCGCAAGAATTCTCAAATCCAGTTGGTGTTCCGTTAAATCCATCAGATATAATCATTCCATTTTTAACAATAAGAGCACCTACTTGTTTCCTACTACAGTGTGAAAGTTTAGCCCACTCTGTAGCCATATTCAAATAAGTTTTATCATACTTTTGTTGTTTGTATCTTGATTTAATCTCATCTATGAAATTTATGATCTTATCTACACCATCGATATTATTCTCTTTGCCAGATTTATCTTTGATTATCATTCTTATAGCATTTTTATCTGATTTATCAACCACTTCCATATCAATAATCATCGGACTCATATCATCATAAAGATAACCATGTGACTCAATCATATCTTTTGTTATACCTTCTAAATATTTAATCATTGAATAATTTATTTATTTTCTTCTTTCTTATAAGTTTTCTCACGTCGGATTTAAATACTCTTTCAAACTCTTTTGGATATATTCTATCATTGAGTGATAATCCTTTTACTAAGTCAATTTTAGAGGTCATATACTACAAAATTCAAAAATTCTTTTGATTTTAGCTATTCTATAAGTAGCGGTAAATACATTTGGATTAGAAACTATATAATTACCAGAACCTCTCAATGAAGATCGTTGTATCTTTTGAGAGGCTTGTAGTAACTTATCAACTAAACTTTTATTAGTCATTGTGCTTTTCAATCTGAAGAGCACTTAACTCAATAAGATTTTTTCTACCAAAAATCATAACTTCAACTTTGACTTTTTGGTCTTTAATACTTTCTATTGTTCCTGTAAATCCTGTAAAAGGGCCTTCAAGAACTTTAACTGATTCACCAGAAATAAAATGGTCAAATTGTTCAGCTACTTCTTCTTTTTGCTTTTGAATACCTAACATTCTATCTACTTCTGCTTGTGTTAAAGATTGAATAACGCCAGTTCTATCTGTTAAAAATCCAGTAGCTCCATTAACTGCCTTAAGATAGTATTTTAATTCACCAACAGAACTTGTTTCAACAAAGATATATCCTGGATACATTACTTTTTCACGTTGAACTTTTTTCCCATTTTTAAGATGAAATGATTTTTCAGTTGGAACAACTACTCGACCAATTTTGCCCATTAGTTCTCCGTTTTCTCCATCTTTTATAATTTTTGTGGACACAGACTTTTCACGATTAGATTGTGCTCTTACAATATACCAGTTCATTGTTGTTGTTTTAATTTCAGTTGTCATCATATTATATTTAATTTATTGTTTTTCTAATTTTTTAAAATAATTTAACTCTTCTTTTATAAAATCAAAGTTATTTTCAATTAAGTAATCTAAGTCAATATCTTTAATCTTTAGTTTACTAAGAAGTAATTTATAATCAGAATCAGCGACTGGTCCTTTTTCTTTTTCACTTTTAGACCATATCCAATTTGGATATGGTTTGTCTTTCATAAAGTGATACCATAAGTCAAGACCTGATACTTTATCTATTGATTTAAGATTCAAAAGTTGAGATTTTTCTGTAAATCTTTTAGCCAGAAGTCGGTTAATAATAAAGAAGAAATCATTTTTCTGTTCATCATTAACCCAATTCCAATTTTTCTTATCTTTAAACATCGCGTTTGTTACAGCGAGTAAGTTATTTTCTATTATCATTTACCGTATTTAGATTCCATTTTATCAATAATTTCATCTGGTAAATTTTGTAATCGTAAATCAATCAGTTTTACATTACTATTAATGTTTTCAACAATTGATTCAATTTGAGTTTTACTCAATTTCTTTTTTTCACAAATCAAATCTGCTATGTTTTCAAAAAGATCTGGATCTTCTAAATTTATTTCACCAAACTCAACTAAATAGTTATCATAAATTGTTTTAGCTCCTTTAGCTCCTATACCTCTTTTCTTTCCATTTTTTACCTGAGACCAAACTGAACCAATGTTGTCTGATTGGTCTCCGGAGATTATTTTTATAACTAAAGATTCCATAGGGTCAATTTCCACTATTTCATAC